AAAATGCAGTTGATTTATCCCATTGAACACTTAGTCTTGATGGAGGAGTAATAGTACCAATCCCCACGTTTCCACTTGAAGTAATGCGCATTCGTTCAGAACCATTAACCCCAAATACCATAGGGTTTGTGGAATTAATTAAAAAATTACTTATATCACCTCCAGCTTCTAAAATACCTAAACTTGCATTACTTAATCCAACTGTTGTACCTGTTGCATTAGCTCCATAAGCAAGCATACCAACATATCTGTTACCTGTGGTAACCGTATATAAGAATGTTCTTGCTGATACTCCTGTGTTAGGATTACTTAAAGTTAATCTTGCATCCCCGTTTGTATCTTGGAATACTGATAATCTTTGTCCTGGACTAGTCGTCCCAATCCCAACGTTGCCGCCGCTTAAAATACTTAAAGTACCGCTAGTTGTAGTTAAAAATAGATTATTGTCTGCCCTTAATTCAAGTGCATCTAATGTGCCAATACCTAATTGAGCGGAGTTTCCTAAATATCCAATGCTTGTTCCGCTTCTTCGAAAACCAATATAACCACCGCTTGCGTTTGTAGAATTAAAAATTGTATTAATTGCTCCTGTAACCTCAGATGTTAAAGTATCACTAAACCGCCCAGTTCCATTAACATCTAGCTTAAAGCCAGCGTCTGTGGTGGTGTTAATTAGTACGTTTCCTCCACTAGTAATTCTAATTCTAGGATTCCCAGATGTGTTGGTGTTAAAATCTAAATTATTATTCCCTAGAAAAATAGCACTTCCAGTCCCTCTACTGTTATTTATTAATAATTCAAAATCATTTGTGTATTGGATTCCTCCAGATTTAGTTTGTCCCAACGAATCAAAAAGCAATTGCGAACCATTACCAACAACATTTACTTGAGTAGCATTTGATTGTATGATACTATTTCCAATAGTTGTGCTGCCAGTAAAAACAGGAATTGTTCCGCTTGTACCTGTTCCAGTGACAGGGTTGGTCAAAGCGTTCTGCTTATTATTGAATGTAGTCCAGTCTGCTGCACTCAAAGCCCCTCTGTTAGTAGCACTTGCAGTAGGTACATTCAAGGTTATTACAGGGGTCGTGGTGCCATTTGCAACAGTAGATGACAAGTCAGTACCACTTGTGCCTAATGTAAGAGCAGCAACGCTAGTAACTGTTCCCACACCAGAACCGCCCACTAAGGCTAACGTGCCTGTTGCAGATGGAAGTGTATATGTATAAGTTCCATTAGATATAGTGGAACCTAATGTCAAAACTCCACTAAACTTACCAGTTCCTGTTACGTCAAAAGTAGCTTGTGGAGAAACATTATTCATGCCCACTCTAGAGTTGACAATGTCAGCTGTTAGGAAGTCTGTTAGGAATGATAAATTAGTATTCTTTGACATGATTCAATTGTTTTCATTTGTTCATTAATTCCGATCTGCCCTTATTCTCGCTCATTAGTTAATTATCTAATCATTACTGTTAATTCTAGGCTAAAGTAAGAGCCTGCTGATGTTGAAATTATAATATTTGTTCCAGACCCACTTACACCACTAAGTGTGGCTATTGTAGTTGCGTTAGGACCATATGCTGCGCCACTCCAATTTCCACTTGTATCTCTTGATATATAAAATTCTCTAGCCTCTGAACCGCCTCCTGACCCTGTTAATCCACAATATTTTGCAAAAACAGCCCACGAATTACCTGTGACAAGACCCATTAATGGAAATTCTGTTGGTAAGTTTATTGTTGTTGAAGAAGTAGGTCCATATATTAAAACTTTAGTACCGTGATAACTAGGTTCATGTGTTAATGTCGGTATATGAGCAGTTCCATTTACTCGTAGTTTTGTTCCATTGTCCGATGTCGTTCCAATCAAGACGTTACCTCTATTAAAAGCATATACACTTGATTCAAATTGTAAAGGAGTATAAAGAGAAGTAGAACGGTTATATGTAATTACTTCAGTAATTTGACTACCTATTTGTGTAAATTCAATTCCATCAGCTCCACCATTTGATATAACAAGTTGTCTTTCAGGGGTAGCTGTCCCAATACCTACTTGCCCTGTATTACGAATAATCATCCTATCTACTGAATTAGTACTAAAATATATTGGATGACTTGAAAGTGTTGCAAGATATAATCCCTCCCCTGTTGTAGCAATATTATATGAACTTATATCCAATCTTCTTGCAGAGTTAGCTTGACCAACACTTATTGCTGTAGTAGTTCCTGCTGTTATAAATCTAGCTAAACCGCTTGCAGTAGAACTGCCTACACCACTTGCAGAAATAACATCTAAACTTAAAGCCTTAACACTACTTGAAAAGGTAGCTGCGCCTGTGGAGGCTAGGGTGAGGGCTGATACATAATTAATTGCAAAATTTATCCCTGAACCTGTTGGTGTATTTAAATACAAACCAGCACCACCATCTGAACCAATCCATCTTTGAGAACCTAAACCAATAGATGTACCTGTGAAAATATTAGGGCCACTCCATGTAGCACTTGTCCCGTTCAAAGCACCTGTCAAAGTTCCACCTGTCAAAGGCAGGTAACCTGATAGGTCACTAGTTAACGCCATTGTACCTGAAGCATCAGGAATAACTATAAATTTATTAGTTGATGCATTTGAAGTAATATCGTGATATTGAGTAGAAGGTGCGCTATTATATACTCTAATTTTGGGAATAATTAATTTTCCATCTGACCCATCAATTGCAGTTGGGCTACCTGCTCCAAACGATGCAGTTCCTGTATGAGAAGTTGTAGAACTAAAATTAGCACTTGCACCAGTTAAAGTTCCACTAAACCTTACTGTTCCGTTGACATCAAGTTTATAGCTAGCATCAGCTGGGCTTGTACTAATTACTACGTTTCCGTTTTCAAATACCTTTAATTTCTCGGAATAGGTTGTGCCTGTATAAATTGATAAAGTTTGCCCTTGAATAGTTAAAGGTCTAGGACCAGTTCCAGCTAAAGAAAGAATGCTTTGGTCATAAATGTAAACTCCATTCTTAGTGTTGCCAATTAAAGAGGAGCCACTAAACAAACCAACCCCATTAACCTCTAAAGTTGTGGCTGGAGTTGCTGTATTTATTCCAACATTTGTTCCATTATCAAAAACTTGGCTATTACCAATTGTTGTTGCTCCTGTAAACTTTGACAAGTAATTAGTCGTACCGCTTCCTGTTATTATTTGAGGAATGATGGCACTTGTATAGTTCAATACAGTGACAGTATCTCCTGCCAATAGTCCTATTCCTAAAACTACTGTTGTACCATCTGTAGCTGTATAATCTGTAGGAAGATATCTTACACCATTTACATATACATCTATTAGTCCAACTGTATAACCACCTGAAATAGTAAATGTAGTTTGTGATGCTGTTGCTACAAAATTGTTTTCAATTCTTGATGATGTACCTGCTAAACCACTCGTACCGCTAGTTCCATTTACACCTGATGTTCCTGATGTTCCTGAAGTCCCAGTAGTACCACTCGTGCCTGATGTACCATTAATTCCAGAAGTACCCGAAGTGCCAGTGGTACCGCTAGTACCAGAAGTACCACTTGTACCATTGATTCCTGAAGTACCACTTGTACCATTAACTCCACTAGTACCACTTGTCCCACTAGTTCCTGAAGTGCCATTCACTCCAGAGGTTCCAGATGTACCTGTAGTTCCACTAGTACCAGAGGTCCCTGTAGTACCGCTAGTTCCTGAAGTGCCATCCGTACCGCTAGTTCCCGAACTTCCATCAGCACCAGAAGAGCCAGAGGTTCCTGTAGTTCCAGAAGTACCCGAACTACCAGATGTTCCGCTAGTACCATCTGTACCACTCGTTCCAGATGTACCACTTGAACCTGAAGTACCACTGGTTCCAGTTGTTCCTGATGTTCCGCTTGTACCTGTTGTGCCAGAAGTACCGCTTGTACCATTTGAACCAGAGCTACCACTAGAACCTGTTCCTCCTGATGTACCACTAGTACCACTAGTACCTGTTGTTCCGCTTGTACCACTGGTTCCAGAAGTTCCGTTTGTTCCACTACTACCAGAAGAACCTGTAGTTCCTGGAACACCAGAAATTACAACATCCCAATTACAATACACACCACTACCAATGAATGTACTTGGAGTAAAAGTCAATTCACCAGTAGCAGGATTATAAGAAACTACTTGACCTACAATGTAATTGCTGTTGTCAGCAATCAATTGTATGAATTGGCCAGCAATAAATGATAATCCTGTATTAGTTGTTATTGTTATGTTAGAGTATGGCATTTTAAAATTAATATTTTAAGTTTTTAGATGGCTAACGCAATCACTTAACAATTTAAAATCTGAGTTATAAATCCACTATTATCAACTAGAATCACTTGGCCAGAGCCAGAAGATGCAACACTCTTATACCATTTAGTATTACCAGCAAGAACAGTGGATAAGCCAATATTAGTATAAATTATCTTACCATTATTGAATGCATCTTGTAATGTAGACGGGCAACCGCCTGCGCTAGAGAAGTATGCAATTAATGGTGTTCCAGTTCCGTTACAAGCATCAGTAGAAGTATTCCAACCCTGAGTTCCTGGAGACTGTGATCCATCAAAGTATATTGTTAAAGAACAAGTTGCAGATGTAGTAGTGGTTGTAGTAGTTGGAACTCCAGTTGTTGTTGTAGTGGTTGTAGTTGACGAATCTGTTGTAGTAGTTGTTGTCGTAGGCGATCCTGTAGTTGTTGTGGTAGTGGTAGGTATTCCTGTTGTGGTAGTTGTAGTTGTTGTACTACCATTTAATGGTAAAGTTATACAATTTAAACTTTCACCATAAAATAAAGATGATATACCACTTGTTCCTGATGTACCTGATGAACCAGATGTACCAGAGGTTCCACTAGTACCTGTTGTACCTGAGGTTCCAGTACTACCTGAAGTACCACTGGTACCTGATGTTCCTGTAGTACCGCTTGTACCAGTAGTGCCACTAGTTCCACTTGTACCAGAAGTTCCTGTTGTACCAGAGCTTCCCGAGGTACCGCTTGTACCTGAACTGCCGCTTGTTCCTGACGTTCCAGATGTACCGCTTGTTCCAGATGTACCCGTAGTACCAGAAGTACCAGAAGTACCAGTAGTACCGCTTGTACCTGTTGTTCCGCTTGTACCATTTATTCCACTAGTTCCACTAGTTCCGCTTGAACCATCGCCTCCACTAGCACCATCTAAATTAACAATCCAAGAAGTGTAAGTGCCACCACCCACTGTTCGTGTAGGGGAACCAAATGTAAGAGAGCCTGTATTAGAATCATAAGATATTACTTCACACTCTTGGAAATTAGAAGTGTCATAAACAATAATGATTGATTGTGCAGCAGTATATGCTAAACCTGTACCTACAGTTATTGTACCGCTGTTTCCTAAAGTGAAAGAAGACGTAGAAGTTGTTCTATATCTATCTCCAGAAATACCACTAGTTCCACTAGTTCCAGATGTACCCGTAGTACCACTGGTGCCCGTTGTACCGCTAGTCCCAGAACTACCACTCGTTCCTGTGGTCCCACTTGTTCCTGTAGTCCCACTTGTACCGCTAGTGCCTGTAGTACCAGAAGTACCTGAGGTTCCCGTTGTACCAGAGGTGCCAGATGTTCCACTGGTTCCACTTGTTCCAGCAGTACCAGAAGTGCTAATTGGAGCAGTGCCTAACGATCCATCACCTTTGATGTATTGTAAAGCTGTTCCAATTGCTGATATACCAATAATACCAGAAGTGGTGATTGGACTATTTGAAACAGCAAATGCTGGAGGAACACTTATTCCTACAGAAGAAACTGTTCCTGGTGTGTATCCTAATATAGATATAATGTCACCAGCTGTAATGGGGGATGCTGCTGTAACCAGTCCTTTTGAGTTTACAGCAAACTTTAATGGTGTTACACCTACGTATGGATTAGGATTGACATTCTGTAATGTCAATGTTATTGTTGATTGTGTAAATCCTGTTCCTAGTACATCACCTATGAAGGTGATTGATTGTGGAGCTGTTACCAATGGTGTTGTTGTAAGACTAGTAACTAGTCCCTTAGCATTCACTGTAACTACAGGGATTAAAGATCCTGCTCCAAAAGTTCCTGGATTTGAATTAACAGTGCTTAGCGTGAAAGCTACAGCACCTGGTCCTGTGGCTACACCATCACCAGAAAGAGCTGTGATGTAGTTTCCTGGAGGTTGGAAAGATGAGCTATCTAGTGTACCATCACCTTTAACAAATTGAGAGGATGTACCACCTGTTGTTATGTGCTTTGCAGCCTGAACATTACCTTGTAGTGTCAAGGTGTAATTACCAAGAATGGTTGTGTTTTGTATTAAACTACCACCTAATTGTACTGGTTGACTTAATCCTGATTGAATTAAACCATTGTTGAAGATGTAACCCATCTGAGCATTTGTGAATGCTTGGTTTATCTTCTGTAGAGCAGTTTGTAAACTATCATTTGTATTTACACCAATGTACAATAAATTCTCACCCTCGTAAAAAACGCAAGAGGATGATAATAAAAGAGGACATGGTTCAGCTCCACATATAACGCTCATAGCTTGACTTTTTAAAATTTTCTATTCATTACAGTGGTGCTGTAGTGGTAGTAGTGGTGGTAGCACTTACAGCTACATCAATAAAGTTTGTGCACACTCCTATACTAATTATTCTTACAGTGGTTGTACCAGCTGGAACAGTTGCAGCATATCCTGCTAACAAAGTTGCTTTTGCAATATTTACAGCAAATGCAGATACAAATCCATCAGCATTTGAATAAAGGTTGAATGGTCCTGCGTCTGCTCCAGCTGATGTAAGAGTTATAAATACAAACATGCACTTTTAATTTAATGGTTAGCAAGAAGTTGCTGCACTCAGCACTCCTCCACTTGATAATGTCCACTTAGTACTTAAATTGGTTATGTAAATATAACCACTGTAAGTAGTTGTTAAAGCAGTGTTGGTGTATAAAACTACACCATTTGCTAGTACAGGAACAGATGTATACAATATAGGCAGTAGTATAGCTGACGTACATGGATTTGCAATATTTGCTAATCCTCCTAAATACCAAGAATAATATCCAGGTCCTGTAGTTGTTGTACTAGTTGTACTAGTAGTTGGAGCACCTGATGTACTAGTTGTTGTAGTTAAAGGTGGTGTTGGAGATATCTGTGCTTCTATAAGAGCAATTGCATTGTCAATCTTCTGCAACACGACTGTAAGGTCATCACAACTTTGTATTCCTGTTCCTGCTAGGTTTGGACCTACATATTTAACATTTTCAGAAGATACAAAATTACATTGATCACCGCTGCAACCACATGGACCTAAAGATCCGCATCCTGGGCAATTAGTATTGAATGGCATAGTTTTATGGGATGTACATGATGTAATATGCACCTATTGTAGGTTGGATGTTATTATGACTTAATCCTCCACCTGTCGATGAATTTGTAACACTAACTATTATTCCTGTTTTGTTGTTATTTGTAATAGTCGAAAGTGTTTTAGGAAGTGTCATGTCCAACAATGTACCAGACACACCACTTTCATTTTGATCAGCTTGACCTTTTTTGTAAGCTAATGTATGATCATGCCCAGGATCTACAATACTGGTTGTTGCTATGTGGGTGTGAGAAGGGATTTGAGTAGCTGATAAGGTCACATTATTCAAACCTGCTAAACCAAATAGTGAATAACTTGGATTACCTGCTGTAGATGGATTAACTATAGAACTCATTGGTATACTTCCAGCCATACTTCCATCTGTAGTTCCTACAGCAACACGTCCTCTCTTGTCTGGTGTACCATTGCTTCCATTACACAAAAACACATCTATGAATTGTCCAGTACCTGCTCCTGTAACATCAAAACCTGTAAGAGGACCATAGTACTCATAAGCAATGTATGGTACCATGTTGTTCTTGTACAAGTTAGATGGAGCAATACTATTCAAATAAGCTTGAATAAGAGCATTTAAGTCAGCCAGCTTAACATAGTTTGTATCAACGTCAATTTCTAGTGCTGTTAAATCAACAGCTGTTGCACAGAGCTTGTTAATAGCTGCTTGAAGAATGTCATGTGTATCAGACGATGCTGTTACACCTGTAAGACATCCAATTGTGTAATTGGCATTAAGGGTGGTGAGTGTTGATTCAATTGCTGTAACACTGGTTTTTAAAGAGCAAATTGATCGAATCAATGCTGATATAACATCATTAAGTGTTATTTCACCAGACACTGGAAGAAAGCCACTCACCAATGCGCAAAGATCAGCTGGATTGATAACAGGAATAATCCCATTACCAGTAGACAGATCTATTATGAATGTTGCAATTTGTAATTCAACATTAGCAAGAGTGTCGCCATTTGAAATACCAAGGGCAGGAATATTAAATCCTGTATATCTTACGCACTGATCAGATATGATTTCTGTGCATCCGTTAAAGCAATTAGAGCAGCTCATTTATTTATATTTTAGAAGTTTTACTTTACTAGCTATTTGACATACGCTAAATTGACTAGCGTAATCTGGGTTACAATACTTATATGTTAAGATTCTTCTATAGTTTAGAAGATCTATCATTGTTGTATATGGAATAGGCATATTCAATGCGAATACAGTGTTGTTGTAAAGATTCTTTGCAACTTCTGTAATCTTGCATTCAATATCGCCTAATAATGTTGGAATATCAACACATTCAGGACAAGATGTTAATCTAGGTTGTAACATATCTTTTAGTTTTTATCTGATGGTGGAGCAACTGTAATCTCATCCTTTTTCTTCTGTGCACAATATGCACACATTCCGTTTTTAAGATTACATCCACATCCAACACTTGCTCCGCAGTTTGAACACTTTGCCATATTAGTAATACGTTGTTACTGTTGCGTAATTATTTCCTGAACATCCACAGTTATTTCTTAAGAAGTTGTTCAGCATTTTGTCAGCTTGAAGATACAATCTATTTGCTTCAACTGTAGCACAATTATTTGCAGCTGCTAAAGCTCCATTAATAAAGAATGATATGGTTGTAAGCTCCACCTTAGCTTGTGTCTTAATTGCTCTGTCACACTCCATCATGTCAAGTCTCATGAATGCTCCATCAAACTTCTCTTGAAGTCTTTCTACACGCATGATGGTCCTTTCAACAAAGTTTACGTTTGCTGGGGCCACTGAATACTTTAGATAGTAGATACCATCAGGAAGTGGATCGTTACCAAGTGTTGAAATCCCTAAGTTAGAACTTGTAAATACATTCAATGTATTAACAACAAATGGAAGGTTTACTATCCCAAAGTTAGGAACATTTATCTCAATAGATGGAGATGTAACATTTGGTGGTGTAGTTGGATACGTAGAAGCATCAGCTACAGCCATTGTCAGTGTGCTGTATGTTGGAACTACAAGAATATCTAAATTCAGAGTTGGCATGGGAGTTATAAATAAAATGCCAGAGGATTTTGAGAACTAATCCTCTCACCCTCTGGCATAGGTTGTAGAAATTTTAACTTACCTACTATTAAGGAATTAAAGTACTAGTAGTGGTAGTAGTTGTTGGAGGTGTAGAAGTAGTAGTGGTAGTTGTAGTGATACAAGCATTGTTATCAAGTACAGTACCAAGAGCAGCTTCAAGAACAGCTTCAACAGCAGTAGAAATACCAGCGTTACCTGGAGTGGCAGCGTTAGGAACAGCAACAATCACCATGCTATCCTCATAGATGTAATCACCCCACTGATAAGCAGAACGATCGAACTGGTTAAACTTGATGTAGTAAGTGTTGTAAATAACACCAGTGCTTACATAAGTCTCAAAGTTCTCGTTGTAGCCATTCATTCTGTACAAGTGCTTCAAGTAACCAGCCTGATAGCTGTAGAAGTTCTTCTCAAGCTGAGCAATTTCTTCAGCAGTACCAGTTGGGTAAGAAGATCTCTGAACAACAACAGGGTTAGCTACGATATCACAGTTGTCAGCAACGATAAAGTCAGCAGTGGTAGCAGGACCTTGGTATACGAAAGTACGGAAGTACATTCTGTCATATTCCCAAGGGAATGCAGCAATATCACAAGGCTGGCCATACTTAGTAAGAGGCTTACCAGAAATACGAAGGATAGTGCCACCTATGTTTTCGAAAGTATAGAAATCAGACAATGTGATGTTGTCAGGGTTGTTACCAGGAGCTGCAAGGTTCAATTGGAAAATGAACTGGTTGATCAATGCATTAGTGTTAACATCAGCGCAAGGATCAGCACCACAATCACAGCAAGGAGCTTGTACAGTTACTGAACGGGTGAAACCGTTGAAATACAAGGTGTCAAGATAACTAGAGTGACCTCTTAGAGTAAGAGTCACAACTTCTCCGCACTGTACGTTCCAATTAGTCACATCAGTGATTTGGACAGCAGGAGTACCGCAACCTGATACTTTGTACCATTCAGTTACGTTAGATGAGCAACCTGAACCAGAAGGACAACCCTTGATTTTATCAGAACGCTTAGAGCCTTGTAGGTAGGTGTTTTGTCTACCTTGAGCTACATAGAAGTATGGAGCAGCAGCAATATTGCCAGCTGTAGCCACACTGTAATCGTTTCTGAAGAAACCAACTTGACCAGCGGTTAGATCCTGAGTAGAACCAGTGCTAGGGAGCGAAGTTTGCCCTACTGGAACTACAAAAAGGGTGGTTAACGAGAAATCAGCCATTTTTTTGTTTGTTTGTTAAGTTTATTTATTCATTTGTTTGTATTCTGAACTGGGCACTCTGTACCGCAGATGCATTCTCTGTATACATTGCTAAGTTCTGGACAGTTAAATCTACTAACTCGTCTTCCAGATAAGCTTCAAGTTCACAATCAACGTCTGTTGAGGGTTGACCATCAAATCTGATGTAGCCTGTCTTATCAATGTAGATGGGGTATCTCATGTACGAAATGTATATCGCACTTGGAGTGAACGTTCCGTCAGTGAATATACTAATTTCATCTGAAGAGATAAAATTAAATGTTTCTTGATATTCAAAAGATGGCTTATAATGAATGTTGTTCAATAAGAACTGCAAATCACCATGTTTTGCCAAATCTTTATTTATCCAGATTTGTCGATCCTTACACACGCCCTTGTCAGCTAAAACATAACTGTCAATGTAGAACATGTACTTTGGATCAAGTAAATCAATATCAGCTGCCCATTGATTTAATGTTTGGTTTTTGAGATGGAGATTTAACACGCCAACATTGTAATTAATTACAAGTCTTTGTAGGTCCTCGTAACGCTTTTTAAAAGAGTCCAACCCCATACCACTAACAACACTAAATCCATCAACCTTTTGTTTGATGAGCTTTATTTGCGCTTCGTTAAGCGCAAGAATCTTATCTTCTAGTTGAATCTGCTGATGCTCATTAGTTGATAGTTTATTTAGTTTTTGATCAATTTTATATAATAAACTATCTACAGGTATCATACAGAAGCGAGTTTCTTAGATTTCAACTTTTGTTCTAGAGTGATTAGTTCGTCTTGATTATCATCATTAGCTAAGAACTTCACCAACTCTTCTTCATCTTTTGCTAGTTCAAATTCACCTTCAAAGACACGTCCACTGGACTTAACTCTGTAAACTGAATGTGCAATAGCTTG